GGGATCGTCATTGATTGCCAGGCGGATTTCACCGGTATTGATTTGGAGAGATTGCATAAAACCTCATGCCCGTACCATTTCTGATACGGGCGTTTGTGATTAGGCGAAGGAATTACCAGACACGTCATACAATCCGGTTGTGGCATCGCCACGGAAATGGATTGTGAATGAGTGCTGCAAAGTTGTCACCGCATCACCGCCAAAGGTTTCAATGGCAATGGACACAGGTTGCAATTCAGCAGGGTATTGATCGGTACTCACAGGGGTTTCGTATTCGTACACCATGAGAATATCGGTTTCAGCCGCGCTGCCAATGGCACGGGTACGGCGGAGGTTGTCGATAAACTCAAAGATTGCCTGTTCATTGATTGCCTTGCCCTCAATCTGAATGGTGGGGGCGTAGCTTTCCACGGTTGCGGTCTTGTTGTCTTGGTGGATGTACCCTTCAGTAGTCACCTCGGGGTTGTAGTTGATCGTTCCAGTTGTAAAGCCGGTACCAACCAATGACCACGTTGGGGTGGATGCAGGCGTGGTGTCAATGAAGAGGGCAAACTTACTTCTTTTGATTTTTGTTTCAGCCATGATTATGTTCTCCTAGTTGCTATGGTGCAACTTCGCTATACGTTAATTTGCATTGAATTTGGTACACACTCGTACCCGATTCGCTTTCATCAAATGGGTAGCCCCATCCGAGAGCCTCGATTTTTTCAGCGGTCTTGCCAGTTCCCAAACTCGGCAACGTGCCTGCCTTGGATTGCGTGTCAAGCCAATGGGCAAACGCTTCAAAAAATCCGAGATTTTCAAGCCGTACCGCATCAGCGGCATTGGATACAACCGCCTCAAATGCGAATGGGAATTCTCGCAAGGTGCTTTCGTCAAGGTATGTTTCAACGATCCTTGCGCCTGGCAGTTGGGATATTCCATACTGAGTAGGTTCTTTGCCCAGATAGTCAACCCACACCGGCGCATTGGCAACCAATGAGCTATATGTTTTGACATACGTTTGCACCGATTCAATAATGCTACTCATTTGCCTGCCAGTTCCTTTGCGCCTTGGATGATCTCTTTGCCAAATACAGCTTTCATGCGTTCAAACCAAAACCGCCCGCGTAGGGGTCCGGCTTGTTGCGTACCTGGGCGTCTGCCCTTGTAGTATTGCCGCTTGGCATACGGTGCAATCCATGAGACAGTGCCACTGCCAATATCCGTGCCCAAGATGCCCGATTTGATAAGCATCGACGTAAGCAACGGGGTAAATGGTTCAGATTGTCGCAACACTTCAGAGTCAATAAACTTTTGCACTCGGCTATATTTCTGTGTCTGCTTTGCGCCAAAGTTGGGATTGAATTTCAATTCGGCTTTGCCGTTGGGTCCAACGATTACAGCGCCGCGCGGTGTTTCGATTTTGATATGGTTCATTTGCAGCCAACCTGCCAGTGTTGGACATTGGCACTGCCTTGATCCATGGCGTCAATGGAAGTAATGGTTACAACATCTTCATATTCGGCTCGCAAGCTGGTTAGGGTGTACTCAGTAGTGATCTCGTCTGTTGCCTCACCACGTACGATGACATCACCCTCTTGCAACGTCCATTTACCGGATTGTGCCAACTGCCATGCTTTCGGCTTCAGGTAATCTTCGCCTCTTGCCATGGGGATGAACACAGTTGCCACGTTGGACGCCAGTACACCGGTTGATCTGCCACTGGTTGCCTTGGTTGCTTGCCACACAACATCACGAATAACGGTGCGCTGATAGGTTTCAACGCGATTGACAAAGTACCGGTTGTAAATGGTGATGTGCCCGTTAGGAATCATCAGTCAAGCCGCCATATTCGCCAGTATTGAATCCGCCAAACATCAGGAACGTATTTTCAAGCCACAAACGCGCGGCGGTTTCGATCTTGGATTGATTAGACTTTGAGCGGTTCGAGTTTGCACCGTAAGATACTGAGTACTGCCCTTGGCTTTCTCCGGTTACACCATCCACATTGGACGCGGATTCTTGCCGTTGGATTTCCTCGGCAATTTCACAGGTAGCCATTTTGATTGCGGTTACATTGTCGGTTTCAGTATTCGCGGTGATGATTGCAGCGGCGCGGTTGAATGTCACGCGGTCAATTTGTGCGGAGGCTCGAAGTGCCAAGCGTGGGAAATCAGCCTCGCCAATAGCGGTGCCGAGAAAAGTACTTGTGTAGTAGGAGTATGTCGCGTATGCGGTCATTGATTTATTCTTGCAAATTTCTGCCAATCGGCACGGGGAATGATTGTTTCAGGCACATACGTTTCAGGTGATATATTAAGAATTTCTATACCATGTAACTTTGCGCCATTCACAAGTTGTTTATATCCTTCAAACCATTCTGGCAAAGGCACGTCATCAACTCCGTTTTCGTCACTGCCCCAAAAATGGGACTTTCCTCGATCTGGTGCGTGTTCCATGCCGATAATCAAGATTTTGGCAGCACCCATATACAAAGCAATCTTTATGGCGACATGAACAATATTGCTAAAAGTCATGTTTTCGATACTGTCTTGCCATAGTTCTTCAGCATCATTTGGTGACCACAAAAAGCCAGGGCGCATTTCAAATTTATAAAATTGATCTGCTTTAGATTGTTCTGCCCAAAACGAAAGCCTATCAGGTATGATTTTGGGAATGTTTGTAAACCGCTCCAAGATGCTTGCACCGAATTCCTGTGCTAAACGAACATCTACAGCCGTGTAATATGTTGGTGTCCAGTCGTTATATAAATGGACTGTATTTAGTCCAATAGACGGGAAATTAAATAGATACGGCGGAGTCAACTTCAAGTTTTCACCATTACATACAATTAGTATGGTTTCACCGGCATGGGCATTCTCGAAGCGGCTTAGATCAAACATTTTTATTAGGCGATCTTGACTTTGCGGAGAACGCCAGCCGAACGAGTTGCTTTCACGGCAACCGCTGCAACCATTTCAACTTCGCCGGTCTTGACAGCGCCCGAGGCTTTCATGTCAGGCAAAAACACTTCGACAAGAGAGCCGCCATCAGGTGAAACACCATGAACGCCATCCAAGCCAATGCGAGTGGCGAAAATGGAAGTGTGCCCAGAGGTTGCGGTAGCTGTTGACGTGGAAATGATGGGGTTGCTTGTGCCAGGCTTATCACCAACGGCAACAACGAGGCTTGAACCCCACTGTAAAACCTCATCACCATAATTTTGCTTACTGGCGAGGTTGATACCGGCGCGGTCCATTACAGACTGAAAAACCGCAAAGGCATCACGATTCATTGCGTACAGAGTCGGGGCGCCGTCCAGTTTCGCGCGCATTTTGCGAAGGTAATCCAAGAAGGATTTCCAATTCGAGTCGATGTTGGCAGAGGTTGAAAGATCAATGGCAGAGCTGGGGGTGATTTCAGTTGAAGAGCCGGTAATGGCATCATTGATACCATCAAACGACAAACTGCCAGTTGCACCGGCGTCGCCATTGAAAAACCAATCAGCAAACAAAGCGCGGGTCGCTTGAACCTTTTGCTGAATCTGGAATTGGATATGATCTACAACCTGTTTTTCGTGATTGATAATCACGCGATCAAGCTGAAAAGAACCACCAAACGGTTTCAGGTTCACGGTGTAGGCGGTGGTTTTGGTTTCCTGCGGGGTGTATTCGCTGTTCAGCGCACGCCCTGCGGCTGTGGGAAGAGTGCTTACGCGGTTGTACACATAAGCCATGGTTTCCCCGCCCTGCGGTTTCACGGTGTTATCAAAAACCATGGAATCGAGGATGGGATCTTTGCGGAATTCGTCAATAACAAACTCAGTGAGTTTGTCTTGCGAAAGGGGTTTGGCTTCAGCCAAAGTAATGGTCATTTCTCAATTTCCTTTATTTTTTAAGTCTGTCCTGAATAGCACCTACAAACGTGACATTTTCAGTAAGACTTTGTGCGCCCGCGCCAGTCACAATCTTCGGTGGAGGCGGTGCATCGCTTTCAAAGAGGTAATCAGCTTCCGTTTTGATTTTTTCGATCTGCGAGGTGAGGCGCTCGGGAATAAACTTTCCAGCGGCATCGCGCAAATCATCACTACTCAGTAACGCTTTGACTGCTTTTGCGTTCTTGACCTTTGCCCCAACTAGAGCGGTGTCAAGTTCGGTTTCAAACTGCATGGTTGCAAGTTTGGTGCCGAAATCCTTTTCAGCCTGTTCGTACTTGGCTTTCCAGTCATTCGCGGCGGCTTGGAGTTCTTCAGGCTTCATCGCCTTGAAACTCTCAATAACCGTGTTGGCTTCGGTCAGTTGTGCCTCTACTGTTTCGAGTTTGGCGATTGCATTGGCAGCGGCGGTCTTGTTGGCTTCGATTGCCCTGCCATTGAGTACCATTACCGCATCAATCGCGGTGTCATCCAAACCCAGTGCTTTCAAATCTTCACGTTTCATGATTACCTTTCACTACGCTTTTTGTAAGTGGTCGCTCCACTTGTGTTTGCCCCCGTCACGGTAGGGCTTGCCGAGAATTTACAAAAAAAATTATAGACAGTCAGGTAATGGGTCGCTAGTCCCATTATTGGTAATACCCCCAAGAATCAAAAAACCGCCTGCATTTCTGCAAGCGGTCTATGGTGTTTTATTTTTAGTTAGACTTCAACAAACCAAATCCCCATTTACAAGCCCAAACCCAATAAATATTTTGTGCAATGTAATTTGACAACCAATATGGAATTTTCATTTTCAAAAGACGCACCAAAAATAAAGCCCGCCCCATTCGTATCCAATAAGCGCGAATTACTTTTAAGGCTTCTTGGCAAGCATCTTTGATAACTTCAAAAACCTCCAAAAAAAATTTGGAAATTTGTCTTACTGCCTCTTGTAGTTTTTCAATAGCTTCCAGTTGTTCTGGAGACAATTCAATTGGTTTTATTTCAAAATTAGTTTCCATGCAAAAATTATACCACTCAGTAGCTAATCTGTTGTCATGATGCTGAATTTCGGCACGGTGATTGTGCCGTCGGCTTTGATGTCATGATACACGCCGCCGATTTTGTTCTTTTGCACCGGCGCAACCTTATAAGCATACGTGGTTTTCATCTGCCACGATGGAAGTATCACACCGTGCATGGTCTTGAATTCCATCCCTTCACGGTACACATGAGTATTGTACGTGGGATCGTGTACGTGCCCTGTGTAAATAATATCCGGCGCACGTCGCTTGTCGTTAAGTGCGTCATAGTAGATATTTTTCAACCAGGACTTCATAGGGTTGCCTTCGTTTGCGCCTTTGCCCCGTGTTGGACCGTGATGCACGAATAATGATAATATGCCGTTGGTGTTTAGCTCCAGAGATTCCCATACAAAGAAATCACCATCCGGCACGGCATTAAGTTCTCTGCCTATGTAGTGTTCTTTTTCGTTGACGTGCGTTTGAGTGCCACGGGTGTAATACAACTCATCACCACGCCGCCAGCCGATTCGCCGTTGAAATTCATTCATCAATTCAATGTGAATGTCTGCTTGTTCGAGTGGTGATTGTGTGCATACATCGCCGCTGTGGTGATGATCCCCGTCAATTGCATCGCCGTTGTGGATTAGTTCGATTTTCTTATCACCGCGCTTTGTGGCAACCTCATCACAAAACTTTTCAAAACATTCGCGGATTTTCTTTTGTCCACTGCGGGGAATATGGCTTGTCTTTTGACCGTGCCATTCACGGTCAAGAAACAAAGCATAGTTACTGCCTGAGTGCATGTCGGACATCATCACGCGCATTACATCGCGCGCGGGTTGTTCAGGCGCAAGGTAAAACGGTAGTGGTTGATAATCGGTGTCAACTAGCATATTAACCTTTTTCCTTTTTTTTTGTAAAAATGTTATAATACACACATGAAAAATTCTATCTACACAACCCAAGAATTAAAATGGTTTCAAATTATGATTAATGCTGGGTGGCGACCAAAACGTGTTGAACATGCTATTCTTAGTGGTATATTTTTTAAATGGACAAATACAGAAACCGGTACTGTTCTGGATGAACGTAGATATTATGGCGGAATTGACGTTCTTTCTTTTCATCAAAAACAAATGACAGCTCCAAACTCTCAAAATCCATATCACAAATTTACTCCGAATTCTGCGCCTTTATTTCGTCCAATGTAAAATAATTTATTGTTTTGTAATTCTTTTAAATAGTTCCAATAAATCAGGGTGAATTTTTTCATATTCTTTTCTGTTGTATAAAACAAATGACTCGGCAAAATACTCATCAAAATCTGTTATTCCGTATTCACTAACGGGGTAAGAAATTCTCATTTCTGAAAACTTTACAAATAAAGTTTTGTCATAAGAAAGTGGATTTTTGGATGGAGGTAATAAATCCTTGATTCCCTTGATTTCTTCAATTTCCAATTGTCCTTGCACTATATGGCCTAACTCATGAACTAATATATCCTCTTTGTTTTTCGCTACTGTGTAAGGAATGTAATTTTTTATTCTATTTTCATAGTCTTGTTTTTGAGAAATAAGAAAATCTTTTAATTCTTTTGGTAACTCATCCTCTTGTAGTCGCCTGTCAATTCTAGATACACTTTTTTCAAGTCTTGCTATTTCTTGAGTTTTTGCTTCAAAATCATTACCAATATTTTCTGATAAATAAATTTTCTCATCATATCCAACAAAACCGGCTGCACCTCTAGCATTTTCGCCAGTATTAATTTTTACATTAGATAAATCGCCTTTGTACCATTTCTGAATTTCGTCAATGGTTTTATTACCTGTTGTTTTTATCGTCTCTAAATTGCCGATCTTAATAACTCCTTCCCGCGCCGATTGCCGATTAAGTCCAGTTTGCTTGATAAAGTCCCGCATTTGAGCCTGATAACCTTTGACTTTTGACAATTCAAAAGTGTTATCTTGACCGGCGGATTTGAGCGCATCAGCCTGACGTTTCCAGTATCGTATCTTGCGTTCAATCGCCCGTTGATACTGAGTAGCCTCATAGAAACTGATTTCCTTGCCGTTGTACATTACCTTTTTATGTGCATACGCATTTAACTCGGCTTTTGAGTATGCCGCCTCACTGATACCCTCAAAAAACGGAAAGAACGAGTGCCGACAAGTCCACCCGCCCATGCACGGGGGCGCTGTTACGGCTGAAGCAAGACCGTGGCGCTGTACTGCGGTTTGAGTGCCTTGACTCATTG